GCGATGGTGGTACTGCCAGCGCGGTGGCATTCGGTGGCGAAGGTGGTAGCGCCTCGGCAACGGGTGGCAATGCTGAACAAAGCCAAGGCCAAGTGCAAAGCCAGTCGGTAAGTAATTCCGGCAATTCTGCTAACTACAATTCACAAAGCAACTCCGGTAATAACGCCAGTCAATCGACCAACATCAACTTCGAGAGCACTGGTAACGCCAGGTACTACAACAAATACGGCAATAACGTCAGTGCCTACGCTCCGGCAATTTACTCCAGCTCCGCCTGTACTGCCGGCGGGCTGTCAGGTGGTGTATCAGGGTTCGGGGCTGGAGTATCTCTTGGTGGTGCAAAGCAAGACCCTCAGTGTCAAGTCAGGGAAAATGCCCGTATCCTTGCATCACTCGACGCCAATCTCGCGCTTATGTATCTCTGTGCCAACCCGACAGTCGATGTCGGCAAGGTTCTTGGAACGGCGTGCAAACCGCAGGAACCGCCGGTCATCGTGATTCCTGAGCAACCGAAGCCTGAGCAACCGAAGCCGGAAATTCCGGTCGTGGTCGAAAAGGTCAAAGGCTAGATGCTCGGTATGTTCACTTCGGTGATACTTTACGTGAGCTTGGCCGACGCCAAGCTCACCGTATCGCACCCCGAATTGAGTATGACTGTCCCAGTGATTGTTGGTAAACATTCAACTCCAACTCCTGAAGGTTTTTACTTGGTTGAAAAAGCATATTCATCACACTTGAAAATGAATATGTTGGTTTTCAAAAAAGATGGTAAATCGGTTTGGGCTTTACACCCTAATTTGGTATCTCGTAAAGCTCAAATCAATTCACCCTCAGTTGCTGATAACTATTTGTCAGGCGGTTGTGTTGGTGTACGAGTTAACGATTTTGAACGACTCTGGTCAATGAAACAAACTATGGTGTTACAGGTCTACGGAGGGAAGTCCCCATGAGTGCTATAATCCAAGCTCCGCCAGGTCCGGGGTCAAATGGTATTTATAGCGATTCTAGAATTTTTTGGAATTCAGGAAACTGGTGTTATGATGGTTTAACCATCAATGGCGAAGTAGGATTATTCCCCACCTTAAAACTAACAGTTGACTCCCGAACAAATACTTTACTTAATGATTTGATTAGTCTATTCAAAAGACATGCTAGAATTGATTGGTCTGATGATGATGACCTTTGTGAACTCTACCTTACGGGTGCTATCAGTAGGATAGAGCAGTACTGTGTGCTTCCTATCTCTCCGGTTGCTTACGAGTGGATGGTTCCCGAACACTGTATGGATTATAGGGGATACGAACTTCCGTTACGGAATTGTGTTTTAGAAGGCGATCAATATGGATTTGAGTTATTAATCTCTAAAAAGATAATTTCTAAACCGACCCAATGGCCAGTAATTCTAGAGTTAGGTTTTGATTCCGGAGTAAAGATGCCTACTGATTTGAAGTTGGCTGTCTTTCAGTTGGCTTTGGCCCTCTATGAATTCAGATCGAATCCTGAAATGATCAATATCTATGCTGCTGATGTGATGTCAGGCAATCTTTCACGTTACTGGGTGCCGAGGTGTTAAATGTTTAATGCAGGCGCAGCTCGTATGAAATTCAGTTTTCAGGACGTCATAGAAGGCGTCGATGCTATGGGTGCGCCAGTTCAAACATGGTCAGAAAAATGCCAATTGCATGCTGAGGTCGAGAATGAGCAGTTTGAGGTTAACGATGGTACGGCGACAGGTCCGCGTCGTGAGAGCGTCAAGACCATGACACTTATTGTACGCAATGCCCCTAGTCTTGGCATAAATAGTCGAATGCGGGCGATGGACATGCGCACAGCTGAAATCTATGCCATCACCGCTGTACGTTACGATGCGAAAAAGACAAGATGTTTTATCGACATCCAAGGCGGAAATAGCAAGGGGGTGGTCTAATGGCCGTCACTATTGAGTGGGATGATAGGGGTTTGCGTAAGATATTCGATGCGCTTGAACCCGAGCAGCAAGCCAAGTTTCACTCTAATGCCCTGCGCAGTACCGGCAAGAAAGTCGCCAAATTGGCCCAGATAAGCGCGACAGGAATGGGTTATTCCCGTATCGGTCCAGCAGAAAAGCGGGGTACATCTTGGCGATTTAACGCAAAAGGAAAAGCTCGAAAGGTGAATTGGGTTTGGAAATGGACACGATACGGCCGCGTGGCTCGATCGATATCAGTGTCGAAAACCTGGAAGCGGAAAACATCCATCGGAATAAAAGTATTCAATCGCAGTAGTAGACGGGTGTCTTTTGCGAAAAGTGCGCCTCATGCCCATTTGGTAATTCTAGGACATCGTAAGTTTTTACCTCGGCGAGATGGCACAACAGTGTCAGCTGGTTTTTCAAAAGGCGTGCCGTTTTATCAAGCGGCCTTTAATCAGGCTGATGTTTTGTTTGAACGTGAATTAGAGGCCAGCGTGTTGCGTATGGTACGCAAATTGAATAAACAGGGGAGACTGTAATGGCCGAACCGGAAAAGGTAATTATAGATGCCATTGATGCTCTCGGGGTGTTTGCCAAGGTGCGTTGGTTGGTAGCTGAGTCCGATTCCGAGGATATGCCGACGGATCTACCGTTATTCGTTTTGAGTGATTCAGGTCGAGATTTGACCGCCGGAAAAACGTTTTGCGGTCAGGGCTATATTATCCGCAACTTTCAAGCCATAATTATGGCAGATACCGCGGCGCAAGTGCGCACGTTGTTTGAACAATGCTGGGCGGCCCTGTCTGGCGTGGCGAGCATAACTGGTGCGACCGACAGTTATGATTCGGAAATCGGCGCGTTTGTTTGTGAAATGACCTTAACCTACTAGGAGAAATGTTATGTCAAGTTATATCCTTAAGGGCAGGGCAATTTGGATTTCCAAAGCACCTGCGCCCACCCCGATAAATATCACTGCTGCCACAAAAGCAAAACCATGTGTCCTCACAGTCACTAATACTGCGGCTGCTGGCGATATTGTTCGCGTTGAAGGCACCGGCATGCTTAGCCTTGATGGCCGTGCATTTGAGGTTATTAGCGCCACTGGTACTGAAATTACTATTGATGCTGATACCAGTGTTGAATCTGCTGCCGCCACAGCAGGTGAGGCTTTCGTGTATAAGAAAGATGTTGATCTTGTATGCGTCTGTCTCAACTCATTTGGCTTCAATCGTGAAGCTGGTGCAACCATTACGGCGGCAACATTCTGTGGCACAGATACTCTTTCGGGTCAGCCAGGGGCTAAGACCATTGAGTTTGCTGGGTTTGATGACCCTGAAGCTGAGGGTTTGAAAGAACTGCAGAATGCCTATGATGATGGTGTGCCTCGAGTTATGGTTTACACTTATCCCCCAAGTGCAAGCTCTACTGGCAAAAGCTATCAGCTCATTCTGCCCAGCGTTGTAATCAGCGGTCTGAATGGTCCTGTGGCAACAGCTGATGGTGTGGCGACCTTTAGCGGTAGTGGTACGGTAAATGGCCGGCCTGTCTATACCAGCGGTTCATAGTAACATCCCGATGGCACTGCGCTTGCGCAGGCATGCCCGTCACATGCAGCCATCGGGAACTTTTGACGGAAATGACGGAGTATCCTGTGGAACTTAAATCAAAACGTGTTACAGTTGAAGGCATTGGTGAAGTGGTAATTCAGGAGTTGGATTATCGGGAAGCCGAGCCATTGTTTGAATTATCCCCCGAAGGATTAGGTAAGGCTATCATCAAGGCATCACTGTATTATCCAGATGGTAAACGTATTTTTGACCAGCCAATTGGCATCGGCGCAGCAACTACTTTGTTCGGATTAGTAGATGAGGTGTTGGAAATAAATGGCTTGGGAAAGGCGAAACGCCGCTGACGGATGGTGAGGTCATTCTCTGCCATGTGGCGAGTGAGTTCAAGATAGCACCCTCTGTGGTGAGGTCTTGGGGATTAAGTGATGTTATGTTAGTTCAGCGGTTTTGGTCACATCAACGTAAACGGCAGGCTGAAGCAGTATCGCGTGATTCACCTGAGAATATGGCTTTGATGTTTGGAGATTAGTATGGCTGATGCAGTTCAAATCAAACTCATACTTGAAAACGACAAGCTGACTAAACAGCTCCGCGACACTGAGCGCAAGTTTCAACGCCTTGAGTCTGAGTCCAAAAAATCCGCTAGCGGAATGGCTGGTGCCTTTAGTCAAGCATTTTCAGCAATCACTGTTCCAACTGCTATCTTGGCTGGCTTTACCGCGCTTGGGGCATCGGTAATAAACACCGCCAAAGCAGTTGCTGATTTGAATGATGCGGCAGTATCAATTGGTGTATCATTCAAGAACTTCCAAGTGCTGGCCTTTGCGGCCAACCAGTCTGGTGTCAGCATGGAGAAGCTGACCGCAGGGATTGGCAAGCTTGAGGTTATTCTTGGTCAGATTGCTGAGGGTGAAGGTGAGGCTGCACGGCAGACATTGCTTAAGCTTGGCTTGACTTTTGAAGAGCTATTGGCACTATCCCCAGAGGAACAGTTTTTTGCTATTGCTGATGCACTTGGTAAAATCCAAAATCCAAGTGAGCGCGCAGCAGCAGGTGTTTCTTTGTTTGGCAAGGGTTTTCGTGAGTTGAATCCACTGATTGCTAGTGGAGAAACAAATCTTAAAAACTGGACTGCTGAAGCTGAAAATGCTGGCGTTATTATTGATGAATTAACTCGCCAACAGATGACTAAATTTGATGATTCATGGGAGCAGTTAAAAACTCGGATAAGTGTTGTAACATCCAAGGCTCTTACTCCTTTTGTTGAATATCTAAATGGTGTTTTCAAGACTGCCTTGGATGGTCGTACTCAAGGGCTTGAAAAGTTTTTTGCTCTTATGAAGGCAATCCGCCCAGATGTTGGGCAAGGCTTATATGTTTCTGGCACTGGTAATACTAGTGAAGCAGAAGCTAAGAAAAAAGAGGAACAAGATGAAATTCAACGGCAGAATGACTTAGCTATTGCTGCGGCACAAGCTGAACATGATGCCTTCTGGAAAGAAATTGCGCGGCAGGCGGCAAATGATAGGAAAAAGGCGGCTGCAGCATCGGTTAAGGTAGGCAAAGCTGCTGGCGAAGCTGGAGGCAAGGCAAAGGCTGAAGCTGAGATTGATTCTTATGCCAAAGCTATCGCAACAGCTAAACAAGATTTAGATGATGCCAAGCGCCGTGTACTTGTATTTGATACCAGCGGTGAAGCAGGGTTAGAGGTTCTTGAAAAGCAATTGGATTTGCGGGATAAGATTGCTCGCGCAGTTGGAACTGAAACTGACCCTGAACGCATTAAGGCGTTGACTGACTATATTACTAAGCAACAGGAACTCAATGATATTCTTGAACACCGCCGTGAGTTGCGAGAGCAAGATATTGCAGCAGCTGAAAAGGCAAAAGAAGCAGACAAAGAATTTGCCGAACAAACGCGTGAAGCATGGAAACGAATTTCAGAAGTCATTGCTGATTCCTTATCTGGTGTTATCACGGGTGCTCGCTCAGCCAAAGAAGCTGTGCTTGAATTGGTCGAGGCCATTTTACAAGCAATTGTTAAAGCCGCCATTCTGGCAGCATTCGGTCAAGGTACCTTTGGCGGCAATCTTAAATCTGGCTTTGGCTTCCCAACAGGTAAAGGGGCTGGCCCTGTTGGCCCACAAGTGCGTGTGTATAATTATGGCCAATCCCCGGGTGGTGTCGTAGCTAGAACTTCAAGTGATGGTAGTGTTGATTTGTTCATTGGGCAAATTGCTAAAGCAATTAGTACTGGCGGCAATCAGCTGGATAATGCTTTGCGTCGGACTTATGGAATGAGGCGAGTGGGTGTATGATTAGTGATGATTTGAAACGCATTTACACATCAGCGCCAGTTAATATAACGGCTTATGAGGCTTTGTATTTGACGCACCCCGCATGGCCTGAAGCTATTGCCCTTATCACTAATACTGTAGAACAGCGCACATTTAATTTCAAAGGTGTTGCAGTTGATTTCCAACCAGCAACTTTTAGCACTCGATTGCCTAAGCGTGATGACTTAGGGATTGTTGATTTTGAGGTTGTAATTCCGCTTACTGCTAAAGTAGCAAATTATATGATTCTTGCTGAGTTAAGTCTTAAACCAATTGATGCTGCTTTAACAGTTTATATTGATGGTCAGGCTGATGAGCAATTGACTCCGATTGAATTACAGATTGATCAAATATCTATGACTAATGAGTTTGCTAATGGTAGGGCTCAACGAATTGATTTATTGAATCGTGCTTTCCCACGCCGTATTGTTCGTGCTGAATCATTCCCAGGATTATGGCGATGAAAAATATCAACAATTTAGTTGGTATACCTTATGACCGCATGGATTGCTATGCTTTGGTGCGACATGCTTCACTTCAATTAAATGGAGTTGTGCTTCCTGATTTTGCAGATTATATCAAGCGTTCTGAGGAATTGATTGAACAAGAGCGTATTGAAGGGAATTGGCAAAAGGTAGATAAGCCTATGCCTGGTGATGTGTGCACATTAGCTACAAGAGTAAATGCTAGTACTCATGTTGGTATTTATATCGAAGATGATTTAATACTTCACACTTCAGAACGTTATGGTAGCATGATTCAAACTGAGCGTGGTTTGCGTATGATGGGCTATTGCCACATCACGTTTTATAGGTATCTTCAATGATTATCCATATCCCAAATGTCTTTGATGAATCAAGTGCAATCCGTTATGAATATAATGGACCAATCATTGATTTTTTACAAGACAAATGGCCTGATGGTTTCCCATCAGGGTATGGAAGAGTTTTTGTTAATCAGGCTGAAGTGCTTGTTGAAAACTTTGATGAAGAAATAGCTGAAAATGACATTGCCGTCATTATCACCGGCGAACCTAAAGACCCTGTTAGCGCGGCCTTCATTGCGTATGCTGCTGGTACTGCTACGGTTGGTCAATTCATTTTCGCCACCATCGCCATCAATCTGGCTTTATCGCTGGCGGCCTTTGCCATATCCAGCCTGTTCATCAAAAAGCCCAGCAGTCAGAAACAGCCAAAGCGCATTTATGAAATTGGAAGTGCTCAGAACCAGCCGGCACTGGGTGAGGTTATTGCAGAGCATTTTGGCCGGTGTTGGTTTTATCCTGATGTTGCGAGTCAGCCTTATACATTCTATAAAGGCAATGACCAATATATTCATCAGATACTATTGATTGGGGCTGGCGAGTATGATATTGAATCAGTGCGGTTTGGCACAACAGATGTAAATAATCTGCCAGCTGGCTTGGCTGAGTATCAGGTATTTGGTCCTGCTGACCACAAAAGCCAGTATGGTGAAATTGAAAAGGCTTTTGGAATAATTGAAGATGTTGTTAGTGTCCCTGAAGTACAAGGGATGGAGCTTGCGCGCAATTCACAGAGTTCATTTTTTGGTCGCGCCTATGCCAATGACCAGACGTTGCGCGGCAAAGAGCCAGTCCAAAACTTTTTGATTGGGGATACAGTTACCCTACTGGGTGATACAATTACAAGTAAAAATAATCACAGACTGACTACTACAATTACTAGCATCAGTGGTGCGCAGATGGCTTTAGCTACCTTAGCCAATGATGGTGCTAACCCATGGTATCAGGCTGTAAAAGATGATGATGGCTGGCGTGGCTGGTTTGAGTGCCTGCCGCCAGGCAAGACAACAAATCGAATTGATTTGGATTTTGAGTTCCCATACGGCCTTTACAAGACGGATGATGAGGGTGACTTCCGCAGACGCTATTGCTTTATTGATGTTGAGGTCCAGCAGATTGATGAGCTTGGGGCTGATGTTGGAGCCGCAATTGTACGCCAATTTACTTATGGGGCTCAGACAAATGACCCAGTCCGAAAGTCTGAATCCATTGCTGTGGCGGCAGGCAGATATAAAGTGCGAGTGCGGCGCAATGACCGCGATGACGCAAAGTCAAATGAAATGTCGCGTGTTCAATGGCGTGGACTTAAAGCTTTTGCCATTAACACAGCAGGGCAGTTCATCTACGGCAACGTGACCTTGCTTGGATTAAAGATGAAAGCCAGCAATGCTCTTGGCAATACTAGTGACAGGATTAGCGTTAAGGCTATCCGGCGACTACCTACGGTGCAATCTGGTTTTGCTAGCATCGAAGCAACTACAAATGTAGCAGATGCTTTTGCGGCGATTGTTCGTCAAGCAGATGTTAACGGGATTGATTTGCCAAAGCTGCAAACGCTTGCAGGTCAATGGGCAAATACAAATGGCTTTAATTATCGCTTTGTTGATGCTACTACAGTATATGATGCTCTACAAACTGTTGCATCAAATCATCGCTCTAAGCCGGAAGCCTATGCTCGCAAGCTGTCAATGCGCCCTGATAGAGCAATAGCATTTGACCAGTATTTGGTTAGTCATGAGAACATGATTAAAGATAGTTACTCCTGTGGCATCAAACTAACGGATGATGGAAGTATTATTGATGGGGTGCGTCTTGCTTATGCTGACCATAATAGTGTGCGTGAGTTGTATGTAACTTTCCCTGCTAATTCATCATCACCAGAAGCAATCTCATTTATAGGGTGCACTGATGCGGCTACTGCATTGGCTCAAGCAAAGTACCTTTGGGCAAAGAGAGTGGCGGCACGGCGAGTTGTTGAGTTTAGAACTGAATGGCAAGGCAATGCTTTTTCAGTTGGAGACAGAATAGCTGTGCTCCAGAATCTTGTTGATACAGTTAGAACTGCTCGTGTGATGGAAGTCAATGGGAATGATTTAGTTATTGACGCTGTGCTTGATGCTCCCTCAATTATTGTGAGGTTAACTGATGAGTTTGGCAATGCGTCAATTCCTTTACCAGCATCAATGGCTGGAAATATCATTACATTAGCATCAGCCCCACCATTTGCTATTCATGGTATAAATAGTGGCCAAGACCCAACCCCTGTTGTTATTGGTGCAATGGAATCATTTAAGCATTCATATCAGATAACTTCAATCACTCCTGATGATGATGGAGTATCTGTTTCTGCTATAAGCTATACAGATGCTCCTTATTTGTATCCAATTCCTGGTGAGGTGATTTAGTGGAAGCTCTGGACATCAAGCAGTATGGATACCCATTGGCTGATGGCTATGGGATTAACACTGACTTAGCTTTGCTGCGCAGTGAAGCTGAATCAGGCTGGGTACGCCAACGCCGGACTTATTTGCACAATGCTAGCCTTGTTACATTGAGCTGGCGGCTCCGTGTGAAAATGGCCAAAGAATTAAATGATTGGCTTCAAGGATTAGATGCTGGAGCATTTTTCCTTTGCCCAGTGCTTAGTGGAAATGATTCATCTCGCCCGATTGTTGATATAATTGAAGTGCGTCGCACAACGGGCATAACTACACGCCGGATACCAAACACAGATGCCTTTATTGTTTCATTTGAGGCAGAAACACGCGCCTTTTCAGACTTTACTGCAAGGGCTGCAGTCGTTGCAGGTTCCGAACCGATAGACTACCCTATTGGATTACCTTTACCTTTGCAGGAAGCTTTTGCAAGCGACCACGGGGTACGCAATGCTACTCGCTATACTCTTACCTATGAGCTAAATACTGCTCAGTTGGCTCTCTGGTTGAATTTTGCCGGCTATGCTGGAACGGCATGGTTCAAAACGCGCATGGTATCTGCGAATGTGCCCTGCGGCTTTGAGTATATCCGCTTCACATCTAATCCTCAACAGAACCTGATTGCGCCAGACCGCTGGCAAGTCAGCGTTGAAGCTGAGTCAAGACTTGGAACTTTGTTTCTTGATAACTTCCTGCCATTGGTTGGCGATTGCTTTTATGATGCTGATTTAATCTATGATGATGCTCTTGAAGCCTATAACTGTGGTGCTGGTTCTGGCGGTGGTGAAGTTCCACCACAAGGCAACTTTACCCCACCCTCTGGACCAGTATCAATCAGTGCTTCATCGAGTGGGGTTGGTGAGCAGATTGCAACTGCTACTATTACATTCAAAGAAAGTGGCGCAGTTCAATCAATTCCGCCATCATCACCCGCATGGACTCAATGGCACAATGCCCCTGAAACATTGCCGGCAGCTGGCGTAGCTTTTGATAAGGTTTGTGAAGTATCGACCGATGGCAGCAACTGGTATTTCTATACGCCTCTGATTGGTGGCCGTTATCTTCCTCTTGATAATGATGTCAGCGTTCGGCTCAAAGTTCAGAGCAATGAGAGCAAGGCTGAATCATTGGCTCTGGCGGTTAGCTTTGAAACCGGCGTCATCGGTCCCGTCCAGCTTATGGACGCCATGGTAGTTTTGAATGCTGAGGTGACCGTGACAAACCCAAGCCAAGGCATTGTCCCGAACTTCACCGCCAGCGATTCCTATATTGCTTCCGCCATCGAGGGGGAACCTGCCGGTTCAATTTTCCTCTCGGTGACCATCATGCCCGACGGCAGAATACTGTCAACTTATGGCTCACAAAGTTTGTGGTACGACCCAGTGACTCAAAATGCCGGCAACGGTAAGTGGATTGAATTGGTCAAGACTGGCGGCGCTAATGCTACCGGGCTTGAGAATGCGCGTCTCCCGATGAATGCACCAATCACTTATTCAGTGTTTAGCCCTGAAGATACGAACCAGTCAAACTTTGCGAGCTATACCGGGACCCTCACCATTTACAATTCTGAAGTAGCGGGTATCATTCT